GTTAAAGTTGAATTTAATTGACCGCTAATATTAGTATTACCTAATGTACCTAATGATGTAATGTTTGGTTGTGCTGCTGTAGTTAATGTGCCTGTAATTAAATTTGCTGATAATGTATTTGTAGTTTTATTAAATGTTAAATTAGCACTACCATTTGCAGTACCATTATCATTAAAAACAATTTGAGTATTAGCACCACCAATTGGGCCTGTAGCACCTGTAAGTCCAGTCGCACCAACTGGGCCAGTAGAACCTGTTGCACCTGTTGGTCCCCCGCTTGGTCCTGTAGCACCTGTTAGGCCAGTTGCTCCAGTCGCTCCACCAGGACTACCTGTAGCACCCTGTATACCTGTTGCTCCTGTAGAACCTTGAACTCCAAAACCAGTTGCCCCTTGCAATCCAGTAGCACCAGTTGTACCTACCAATCCCGTTGCACCTGTTGGTCCAATTGGTCCTGTACTACCTTGATTACCTGTTGCGCCAGTGCTACCATTAAATCCTGTGGGTCCTGTTGCTCCATCTGGTCCAGTAGCACCTGTGCTACCTGTGGGTCCTGTCGCACCAGTAGCACCTACTATACCACTTGCACTAATTGTTGCTGTTATAGGAGTAACAACAAAATTAAGATTATTTGTATTTGGATCAATTGTTAAATTAATTTCGCTCATTATTGATATCTCACAATCATGCCAATTGGTTCTTTATTAACATCTGCCAAACTTGCGTTACTACTACTTTGACGACTAACTTGTAAAGTTACTACAACAACACAACTATTTGCTGTTGTGTTTTGTGCTGGTGGAATTATAGTTGGTGTAGCATTAGGACTACCTGTACCACCTGTTAAATCACCTGGAATATATAAATAACCTGTACCATTAGCAGCATTACTAAATGCTGCAATTAAATTAGGACTATATGTGCCTGCACCTGTACTTGGTTGTGTTGCATTTAATGTTAAATTTCCCATAACAATACTTGTATCACTACTATATGTGATATCAGTTGCAGTATAAAATTTTGCGCTAGTAGACAATGCCCAATTATTTGGCACAGTGCAATTTACTGGATTACCTGAACTATCAGTAAATGTTAATGGTAGTGTATATGATTCACCAGTGTATATCTCAATACACTGCATCTCTGTACCAGCGATTGTAACTGTTTTAGCCCCGTTTAATAATAAACTCATTGTTGTTATTCCTATATATTATTTATAAAGGACCAAAGGAATTAGTTAAGACATACGTACCCCAATAGCACGATACATCAATATTACCTATTGCCCTAGCATACACACCGACTCTTGCCAAATCACCTAAAGCACCTACTTGTAATTCAGTAGCATTTATTTGTACCATTGATCCTAAAGTATAAAAATTGTCTATCCACATACTATGAGTCTGTAATGTATTGATATTTCCACCTGATTTTGTCGCTATGAATGGACATAATTGCAAAGTTGCTAAACTAGAACTAGTTGTATAATAATCAACAGATATCCTATCTTCAGCAACTTCGCCATCACCCCATCCTACATTGGCGACATCTAAACTGAATAATGTATACCAACCTTGATATCCTTCACCTGTATCTTTGTCTAGATTTAATAATGCAGCAAATGCAGGTGTAAATGCACCTGTACTGTTTGCACTATATCCATTAGCAATATTTGAAGTGCCTTGAGCATATGGCCATGTGTCACCATTAACATTACCTGGAGCGACACCTGGAATAATTAATGGTCTATTTCGTTCTGTTGTGCTATTTGCATATACTGGTACATCAGTTGTATTAGCATCAAAGTTTGGTATACCAAAACTTACAAATGTTGATACTGGATATCTTGCAGCAGCACCATTGCTTGCAAATGTTATTCTACCTGCACTGTCAACACATATATTTGCACTGTTATAACAACCTGCAACTACACCTGTGTTAGTCATTTTACTACTTGTGATAGTAAAATTGGCAATATTATTATTGACTATTGTAAAGTATGCAATATTATTTCCAGTGACAGTATTAGGTTGTATCTGATTACCTCTTATACCACCATTTGCTGTGTTGGGATCATATGGATTGATATTTGCTCCACCGAAACTAAATGCACCAGGATTACTAAATCTACCTGCAAAATCATTACGTGCAGTTATACTCCAAAAATATGTATTTGCTTCTAAATCATTAACAGTGATTGTTACATTGTTATAATATCCGTTTGCACTATCACTATTGACAAATGGGATACCACCTGCATTCTGTACTGTTTTATATAATTGATGCGTTAATACGTTTGCACTGTTACCATAATTGAAGTCCATGTATATTACTACACCTTCGTCAGGTACACAACTTGTCACGTTAAAACCAGTGACTAATGATTGATTATCAGTAAATGCGCTAAATGTTGGTGGACATGGCTGACTGATTACATTAGGATCTTTTAATCCAGTATTATCTGCTGGTATAAAATCTTGTATAGCATTATCGTTATAAATTGTGTCGTTATATTCAAATGCTTCAATTAATGCACTTAGATTACCTTGTTCATCTTGTACTTCGCTTACGCTGCTGACACGGAATAATTTATCAGTCCAACCATATGTTTCATGATTGACGCGAATGACATCGCCTGCATCTATTTGTATACCACTATAATCTGTTTGACAAGTAATTACTAAATCTTCACGACTTTGCAATAATCTACGAACTGCAAGATATATTGCTTGCACTGCATTATTGACTAAAGGTAATGCAAAGTTTAATCTATTGTCTGCTTCATTTGGACTTAATACTTGATTATATGTTACATACCATGCTGTGCTTGGGTCAGTAAGATCAACAATCTGATAATCGGTCTGGTCTTTGACATTAGTATTTGGATATGCGACTTCTACGCTATTATATGTGTCATTAAGATCAATAGGATTGATTTGTATACCACCAATAACATTACAACTCTTATTGTTGCTTGCATTGACATTAAATAAACTTGCTAATGTTCCAGTATATGGTTTGTTAGGTACAACACGCCATTTACCACTTGTTTCTGTATATTGCAACCAACTATCGCAAGTATCTACTAATAATTGTAAGTTAGTCAAACAATCATTACCAGTATCTAATGGTCCATTGACTCTATAACGTCTTTGTTGTTGTGAACCACCACCAACAGGTACATATGTTATATATTGATCACTATAACTATCTAATGCAGTTAAACTTGCGGTATCTACTAATGATAATGGTATAGCACAACCATATCTTGTATTGGTTAGATAATCTAACATTGCAACACCTGGTTTACAGCCATTATCGCCACCCATGTTGTTAGATATCTTGACCTGTAACGTGTCTAGGCTGGTAGTAGTCGCGTCAACATTATATTCTACGCGAACTATCGCATAGACCATGTTGTTTAATTGTACACTCTGTCCACCACTAGTATAAATTGTTGAGTTCCAACCATCAGGTATACCACCACCTGTAGTAGCATCTGTCATTATTTGATATGGCGTTTGTGTGCTGTTGCTACCTATTGTGCTATTTGCATCGTCTTGAAACAACCAAATATAAATCTTACCTGCCATTTTAGTATCAACTTGTTGTGGCGTAGTATTTGTAATCAATGCATTAACTACACCATTTGCTCCAAATGACACTTTCTTGCCACCATAATATACACCGTCTGCTGTATCAAATGTGACTGTCTGTCCATCTGGCTTTTCGCTTAAAGCGATGACATACCACATGAATTTTTGATCAACACTTATCTTTGCATCTATGACTGGTCCACCTACCCAAGAAGTACCATAGACTATTGGTAATTTATTTTCTGCTGCTGGCGGTAATTGTACTCTCGCGCCCGCGTCTAATCCGCTAGCACTACCAACATCAGCGCGCTTTGCTATAAGTTTGCTGATCGCTTTTGTTGCTACTTTACTGATAATAGCAGCAGCAGCAATTTTAACAACTGCTTTGGCTACAACACTTTTAGCAACTACTGTAGCAATCGCTTTTATGACAGGTACTATAAAACCCATTTAAATCTCCAATTGCCAGATTTTCTCTGACATCTTGTAACCAAAACGACTGAAATCAATATCATGCAATGGTTCACTTGCATGTATCACACTCATCTCAATGCGTTTTAAATCTAATAGTTCTTGTGCATATCTATTATATTCTTCTAATAGTTTGTATCCTGCTCTTGTATTACGCCATTCATCATCAACATACAAAAGTATTTGCGTTAACATATACAAGTCAGGTGCCCATAAGTTTTCATTGATGATGCCTATGCAGATACCTATTGGTTGCTCGCTTTCAGCAATCAATGCTATGCCACCACCATGCAATATTGTATTAAACATGATGTTAAAATATTCTTCATCAATTGTTTTATTCTGTGGTACAAAACCCATATGCTGTACTTTTTTAGCAATATGTATAAAATAAGGTAAGTCAAATTTATTTGCTTTGCGTATATTCATTGTCTATTTTGCGTGTTAGTAGTGCCAGGTGTCGTACTACGACTACCACCACCACCGGGTACACCGCCTCCATTATAACCAGGTACAACAGTTTTACTTTTTGGATCACTACCAAAGTCAAAACTAAATCCTGCTAAACTATTTAAATTATTCATAGCACTATCGGTCGTATCAAAATACTGCCAACTGCTTTTGTTAGTCTTGCGACCAGCGATACGATTTTCTAAAATTGTTTTATAACTGCTTGCGTCTAATGTAATAGTAAAATTATCTTCTACGCCATCACGATCTTCTTGTATACTATAGTTTGTCACGATGCCTGTAAATCTTACAACAGCATTTGCTAACACAACATTGTTGTTGAAAAAGCCACGAGTGATCTCTATTTTACTACCACGTATCTTGCCTTGGCTTTCTAAAATCTCATAGATGTTATTGCCACCTATACCACTTATTTGTATGCTTGTATCTGCGCTAGTTACACGCAAACTACGTTGCTGTGGTCCAACTGCTAACAAACCACCTAATGGGCTATACTCAATATTACCAATTGTATCACTTGTGTAACTTGAACTAAAGGTAAGCATAGTCACATTGCTTGCATTACCAGATCCAGCAGTACCATTAGCATTAGCAGTAAAGATAGTACCGACAGCATTACTATTGGCTCCCACAGTTGACCAATTAGTAGTACCTGTAGTTTTAATTTCATATTGTGTATTTGCAACAATATTGGCAGCAGTAGTCGCGTTGTATTCATTATATACAACTAATTTAACATATTCTGCTGTAGTAACATTTGCTTTATTACCACTGACTGCTGGAATTGGTGTAGTCATGCTGTACCTACATATTCGTATAATGTAAACTTATCATTGAACTCTATGTATGCATTATTTACAGTTGTGCCATTCACGCGAACTATACCACCTGGTATCAATCTATATGTAGGCATGTTTGGGCAGAACATATAGAAATCACATGCGTTACCTACTGTGATACCTAAATTAACAACATTTACACTTAGTATATTTGGTCTATTGGTTGTAACTGTGATAGTGCTACCAATACCGCGTGTAACTCTTGTAGTGCTAGTGAATGGATATGGATAGTTACCTAATTGTATTAGATCGTTAGGTTCAAAGATGACGCGAGTGCTAGGTATTCCTGGCAATGTCTGTAATACTAATTGATTGCCAACAAAACTTTGTACGCTCATAGCATTTATTTGACCTTGTGACAATGAACCTTGATATCTAAATATCCAACTCAAACAAGCATTAGTGCTGAATGTAACGATCTCTGGGCTAACGCGATCCATGGTATCTAATGCTTCTAATAAATCACGATTGTTATAATAAGTTAAACTTTGTGGCATCTCTAATTCCATGCGCCATGGTTGACGAGTAGGTGTCAATGTCACGCGAGGTATTTCATTGCGTGTTATCTGTAGACCAACAACTTTTCTGCGATCTATAGTTAAACTGCTAGCATTGTTTATGATTGTTTGTAATCCTGCCATTTATTTTATTCCTATGCCATATATGGCAATTCGCGTTCAGCCATCTTTACGGTGCCAAGTAATACTTTGCGATTTTCTGCAAATAATTGTGCTACACTCTTAGCATCAACAGCGTTGATGTTATATGTATTATAATTGTTAGTTACAGGTGCATTGACTGCTCCTGTAGCAACACCATTCTTCATAGCGTTATTAGGTACGACTGTGCCGCTAGTCTTAGGTACGAATAATTCTGGTCCTTTCTCACCTACGATATAAGGTTTGCCTGCTTTTGCTGGTCCACCTTCAGCAAGTCCTGGAATACCAAATCCACCAAATATAGTTTTGATCGCTTGTAATACTAATGCTTTGGCAACTATCTTAGCAATGTCTGCTATGACGCTGGCAGCAAACTGTTTAAATGAGAATTTACCAGTCTCAACAAAATCATCAATAGCATCACCTAATGCATCAAAACCTCTTTTGACTGCATCTTGTGCAACAGTAAGTGGTTTCATCTGTTCTGCCATATCTTGCAATGCACGTTTGGCACCTTCTGCATAACTATTTTCTAATTCTGTTTTACGTTTCTGTTCTTCTTCAAATGTTGCTATA